ATGACGATGGACTTCTACCCCGATCTGGAAGGTTTGCCGCTGTTTGCCAAACCCGCTTTCGGCTGGGAAGAACCGGTGTCGTCCATACGATCTGTTTCCCTGCCCATCAAAACCCGCCGCCTGCGCCCATGGCGCGGCCCCACCACGCACTGGGAGCGCGGCTACCGATCCCATTATTGCCGCGACAAGCGCGGCATGAAGCTTGGCGAAATCCAACTGAGCCCGCGCGGCCAGGCGCCGCTGGTGTACAGCTGGCTGGCCGGCACGCTGTCGGGCGTCGAGGCCTCGCTGTCGCACGCGCGCACGCGGGTGGAGGATGCGATCGGGTTTGGGGTGCGGCAGATGGCGTTGTTCTGAGGCGCACCACAGTAAACCCGCGTGATAGAATGGTTTCAAGCCCCGTAAGGGTTTGCGGACGATTCTGTTACATGTGGGTGTTACACAAATGGATCACCTTGCGCGGCGTGGCGGGCGGTATTACTACCGCAGGCGAGTGCCTACAGACCTAGTCGTAGCCCTGGGTACGAAAGAGGTGATGAAGGCCCTAGGCACGTCTGACCCAGCAGAGGCGCGTGCGAAGGCCCGTGTATGGGCGGTGCAGTTTGATGCGGTGTTCGCAAAAGCAGCGGGTCGGCGGATGGAGGCTCCTTGGAGCGGGCTACACCTTGACGAGTGGGGCCGCGATCCGTGGGAGCCTGCCGACCAAAGCGAGACAGAAGACGACCGAGACGCCCGGCTCCGAGCATGGTTCGTAGAGGCGATGGAGCGCATCGTAGCAGGACAGGCCCGAGAACTCCTAGCCGCTATCGTAGAGGGCCGTGGTGCCCCGGTAGCAGCGAAGGCCGCCCCGCCGTCTACCGGCGTAGTGCGCGAACCTTCTATCTCGGACGATTCTAGAGATTGGGCGGACGTAATTAAGGAATGGGAGCGGATACGCGCGCCCGCTGCTTCGACGGTAAAGGCCGGTCACAACGCCATAAATTACCTGTGGGAGGCGTGCGGACGCATTTCACCGCAGCAAGTTACGCGCACCCATCTGGCAACTTTTCAAACGCACTTGCGCGAATCAGGGCGGGCAACGGCAACCGTGCGTATGCAGGTGTCGTACATAAAGACGTTTCTTGCTATCGCATTGGATATGGGAGTTGTCCGCGCGAATCCCTGGGCCGGAACGCGTACAGAGGTCGGTAAGCAAGATGCGAAAATAGCCCGAGTCCCGTTCTCCTCTAGCGACTTGCGTGTCGTTGTCGATCAGTGCTCACAGGAGCGCCTACCGTCGCGCAAATGGGTGCCTTTAATTGGTCTGTACACAGGTATGCGCATAGAGGAAATATGCCAGCTCGCTCCCGCCGACCTGCGGCAAGAGTCTTACAAGGACTCCACAGGGAAACGTAAAGACGTGTATGTCTTCTACGTTACCGACGAAGGCGAAGGACAGGGGCTAAAGAACGCAGCAAGCCGCAGGCGGATTCCAGTGCATAAGGAACTAGTCCGCAGGGGCTTTATCAAGTACGCCCAGGCCCAAACGGGTACGCGGCTGTTTCCTGACTTACACGCGCAGATTGGTAGCCGTGAGTCTGCGCAATTTTCCCGTTGGTTCGGCGCATGCCTCCGCAAGCGCTGGGGTATCACCGACAAGCGTAAAACGTTCCACAGTTTCCGACACACGTTCAAAGACCTACTGCGCGAGCATGGAGTACCTGAGGATGTCAGCGACGCGCTGTCAGGCCACACTAACGGCAGTGTAGCCCGCAACTACGGGGGCGCATACTACCCGCTTCGCCCGTTGGTTGAGGCTTTGGACAAATACGAAATACACGGGCTCTAGTCGCACGTGGGCGCCTCACCTAAACTTAAGGCGGGTTGCGCCCACGCTTGCCAAGTGATCAACGAGATAGGCCAGCGGCTCCGCGTTGTTTGAGAGCGGGTCAATGCCAACCCGTTGAAGGAGCGAGACAGCGGCATGCGTGCACTCGTGTACGAGCGTCTGCCACCTTCGATCAAACACGCCGACCACGAGGTCAACGCGCTTGCCCGGAGCACACGCCCCGACAGCGCCCGTGCCGTCGTACCCAGGCGCAAGGCCGTGGAACTCACGTAGCGCGTCCGTGAACGTGATACGAAGCCCATAAGGTGCTACCGGATGGGTGTATCTCACTTAGTCGCCTGGGCGGCCTGTACGCCGGCCTTCCAAGAACGGAGCGCGGCCTTGTCTGCCCAATCGCAGGATTCCACGACGGAGCGCTCACCGATCAAGCCGAGCATGAGCCCATTTACCGTGTTGTCGGCGGGCCTGGGTGCGTGTGCGCAGTCTTGCAATAGACTGTCAGGGGGCGTGACGACCGTAACGGCGCGGGTCGGTGTCTGGGTGGCGCATCCTGAGAGCGCGAACATTACGGCCAGCACCAACAAGGCCATATAGTCACGGCAAGCGCGTAGGCGGTTCATCATTGCTTTGCGCTCCCGTAGATGGCTTGCCAATACGATTCAGGTACAACCTGGGCGGCTACCGTGGGCGATGCTGCGACCGCCGATGCAAGGGCTTTTGTGGTGCCTTGCGTGCTGACCGTGGCGTGTACCTGGGCGGCCTGCTTGGCGTCCAGCGCAGCGGATACCGAGTTGTACGCGCTGAGGGCGGCGGTTGTGGCCGCCTGTTCGTTCGCAACCTTCACTTGTAGTTCTTCAATCTGCCGGGCCTGATTACGCATGTGTGCGTCGATCAGATAACCCGCTGTCCCCATAGCTAGTACGAGGCCCAACGCGACAAGTAGTCGCGTCAGGAGTGATCCGGGCATGTATTAGTCTCCCTTCGCCGGGCGATCGCCCAACGCATCCCACAGTTTCCAGTCGTGTTTAAAGAGGCCCAGGTACAGGGCGTGGCGTTGTTGCATAAATCGAATTTGAAGACACAGGTCCACCTATGATCTTGAATTCAGTCGATACGGACGGAATGCGGGCGAGCGAGAGCCGCCATGCGGTTGAGCACGCCCGCACGAATCGAAACCTCGGTTGCCTGGGAGTCAACTTTGCGCGCCCACAGGCAGGGACCGGTGAGCGTCTTGAGCCGGTACATCAGGTTCTCCACCAACGAGCGCCGGTGGTAGCCGCTAGCCTCCTTCCATTCGCACCTGCTGGTCTTGGCAATGGCGTCGATGGCAGCGTTGCGCCATGCCGCGGCGCTGATGACCCACCAGGATGTGGGCGACGCTGACGTGCTGCCCGACTTGCTCGACCAATTGCCGCCCGACATATCCGTGGACATCGTCGGCGGGGACGGCGCGTACGACAGCAAGCAGTGTCATGCGGCGATTGCCAAGCGCGGTGCGCGGCCCTCGATTCCACCGCGCGAAGGTGCAAGTTCGTGGCCTCAAGCCACGCCCGGCGCGGCATGGCGCAACGCTGCCATCGACGCCATTGCCAAGACCAGCAGGTGCGAATGGAAGGACGCTAGCGGCTACCACCGGCGCTCGCTGGTGGAGAACCTGATGTACCGGCTCAAGACGCTCACCGGTCCCTGCCTGTGGGCGCGCAAAGTTGACTCCCAGGCAACCGAGGTTTCGATTCGTGCGGGCGTGCTCAACCGCATGGCGGCTCTCGCTCGCCCGCATTCCGTCCGTATCGACTGAATTCAAGATCATAGGTGGACCTGTGTCTTCAAATTCGATTTATGCAACAACGCCGCCGCGAGTGACATTGAGCCCTTGAAGGTAATCCTCAATTCTGTAGTTCTCGTAACTGATGTCCTTGCGAGGCCGGGGCTTTTCATAGTGGCGGCAAAAATCCGCGACACGGTCTGGCAACACTTGGCGTAGAAGCGCAAGAGCTTCCGAATACCAACGCTGATATTCCGTGTCAAAAGATGGAAGGCTATTGATAAAATCGTCTGTCTTTTCATTAAGTTGTTTCCTCACCTTAGATTTGACGTCGTCCGGAAAACAGGCAAGCTGTATGGACATATGCAACGCCTCACCGCGCTTGATGAGCTTCGCCAGATCAGATTTAAAGCGGTCGAGATTGGATGTCATGAGCGCTTTCAAGATGATTATTGAGGAATCCTGATTATCAACGATTTGTCCGCTGCTGTCGAAAAACTGCTCTTGGCTTGGGAGCGGCAGTCCACCCCTTTCTACCGGACAGTCAGAGTATCCTGCCACCATCCCTGCTATCGGAGCGGTGCCGCGATAGCTAGAAGTGGGGAAACGGAGCGCAAACCTTCCGGCTCACTATCCCAGCCGCCTCACCAGCCCGGTTCTGACTGCAATCAGACCGGGCTTTTTTGCGTCGGGACCTCACAGATTCGATTTGAGGAACGAGTTTGAGGAATCTGAGGAACGGTCTGAGTAATCCCGTTCGAGACGATACGGACATCGGTTGCAGCGCTGGCGCAAGCCTCTGCAACCGGTGTGTATCCACTCTTGAACGCAAGATTTCATGTCCCGTGAACAGACCCCTGACGCCGCACTGCGTCCTCATCTGACCCAGCGAGACCTCGCTATCCGCTGGGGCCGAGCCGAATCCACCATCGCACGCTACCGCTCCGACGGCGTCGGCCCGCGATTCCTCAAAATAGGCGGCGCCGTCCTCTACCGCCTCGAAGACATCGAACACTTCGAGCAGGAGAGCCTCTATAGGAGCTCGAGCAATCGCTGCGAGGACCCTGAGGGCGATATCGACGTGCCCGGCTGCACCGAGGACTCGGAAGGAGACGCAGCATGAACCTCGTCGCGCTCCAACACGCCATGCAACTGCCCCCGGCGCACTACGCCGAGGCGCCCCTGGACACGTACCGCCAGTTCATCGCCCAGGTCGAGCAACTTCATGCTTTCGCCAAGGAAGTGCGCGCGTTCGCCGACCAGGTGAGCGAACTGCGGTACTTGGATCTCGCCACGCGCGCCATTCTCGCGTCCGGCCGCGAACACGGCTCGGTGCGCATTGACGACCATGGCCAGACCGTGAAGTGCGAGGTGAAGCGGATTGTGGAATGGGACCAGGCCAAGCTGCGGCAACTGGCTCGCAATATCGCAGCCTCGGGCGACATCCCCGAGCAGTACATGACCATCTCCTACAAGGTGTCGGAGACCAACTACAACAGTTGGCCAGCGCCTCTGCGCCAGCAGTTCGAAGGCGCTCGCAGCGTGCGGCCAGCCAAGCCCAGTTTCAGGTTGGAACAGCCGCATGTCGTGCTCGCCGCTCAGGAGGCATGGCAATGACGCTGCCCATCATCAGTGCGGACCAGCGCCTGGCCGAGCCCCGCTGCGCCAAGATCGTCCTCGTCGGGATTCCCGGCGCGGGCAAGACCAGCCAGCTCAAGACGCTGCCCGAAGACAGCACCCTGTTTGTCGATCTGGAGGCGGGCGATCTGGCGGTGCTGGATTGGTATGGCGACACGCTGCGCCCGCGCTCGTGGCCCGAGTTCCGCGACCTGGTCGTGTTCCTGGCCGGCCCCAACCCGGCGGCCAGCCCGGAGCAGCCGTACTCGCAGGCGCACTTCGATGCGGTGTGCCGCCGCTATGGCAACCCGGCGCAGTTGGACAAGTACCGCACGTACTTCGTGGACTCGATCACCGTGCTGTCCCGGCTGTGTCTGGCCTGGGCCAGGACGCAACCGCAGGCGTTTTCTGAGCGCACCGGCAAGCCGGACACGCGGGGCGCCTACGGCCTGCTCGGTACCGAGATGATCGCGGCCCTCACGCACCTGCAGCACGTGCGCGACAAGCACGTCGTGTTCGTGGCGATTCTGGAAGAGAAGGTTGACGAGTTCAACCGGCGGCTCTTCGGGATCCAGCTCGAGGGCAGTAAGACCGCGCTGGAGCTGCCCGGTGTCATCGATGAGGTGATCACGCTGGCGCTACTGCGCCCAGACGCGCCGCCGGAAGGGGAGGCGGCTGCCGAACCCGCAGAGCCGTTCCGGGCGTTCGTCACCAACACCGACAACGCCTGGGGTTACCCGGCCAAGGACCGCTCCGGGCGCCTGGACGCCCTGGAGGAGCCGCACCTGGGCAAGTTGATCGCGAAGACCGCGGCGCCCCGCAAGCCCGTGCCGCTCGCTGGCGCCACGACACAACCGAATTTTTCCTGATACCTGAGAGCTTTGAACATGACGTTTTGGAACGACTTCAACGACGCCGGCCGACAAGTCACCTTCGACCTGATCCCCAAGGGCACGCTGCTCAAGGTCCGCATGACCGTCCGTCCGGGCGGTTATGACGATCCGTCCCGTGGCTGGACGGGCGGCTGGGCCACCGAATCCGAGCATACCGGCAGTGTGTATCTCGCCAGCGAGTTCGTGGTGCTCGACGGGCCGTTTGCCAAGCGCAAGCTGTGGTCGATGATCGGCCTGTATTCGCCCAAGGGGGACGAATGGTCCAACATGGGCCGGGTCTTTGCGCGGGCCGCACTCAACTCCGCGCGCGGCGTGCATCCGGAGGACAACGGTCCCCAGGCCCAGGCCGCACGCCGGATCCGCGACCTCGGTGAACTCAACGGCCTGGTGCTTATCGGCCGCGTCGACATCGAGCTCGACAGCCGCGGCGACGCCCGCAACGTGATTCGACAGGCGGTGGAGCCGGACCACAAAGACTACCTCGCGCTCATGGGCGGCAACACGCCGCCGGCGAACGTCGCCAACGCCGGGGGTGGCCGCGCGCACGCACCCGCCGCGTCGGCGCCGGCACACGCCGCCCAAACGCGCCCAGCGGCCGGCTTCGCCCGCCCGGCGTGGGCGCAGTGAGGAGGGGGCGTGCAATGCTGGGTTTGTCGCCAACAAGCACGTGGCTACCGGCACTCGGACCTGCGCTTTCGCGTGGGCGATCCGCGTCGCCATCCGCCCGACTGGGCCTTCTGCTCGCGTCGCTGCCAGGACGCCTTTCACGCGATGTACGGGGCCTGGCGCGAGACCGAGCCGCCGTTGTCCGAGACGCTCACACGGGAGGCGCACATGCCTGAGACCACCGCGCAGCAGCGTGCTGCGATGCGCCGCTGCCTGCGGCCCTTCGGGCGCGTGGCGGGCGAGATCGGCTTCGACAAGCCGCTTGGCCACTACACCGAAGAAGAAGCCCTGCTGGTGATCGAGGCCATCGCGTCCGCGTACGTGGAAGCGATGGCGATCGATGCACCCCGTGCCCAGGCCGCCCCCAGGGTGGCAGGGCGTTCCGTAGGACTGTCGGCGGATGCGTTCGCCGACTTGGAAGATGACATTCCGTGGTAACCGCAATGCTGGATTTCAATCACCGTCCCAAAACCCACGGCGCCATTGATCCGCGCCGTACCCATCGAGCCGCGCGTCCGCGCCCGCTCGTGACCATGCGAGTTGTGGAGCGGCTGCTGCTGCGCCACGTCAACGCGCCAGCCACTGGCCCGCTGCCGGAACAGCGCCTGATCGTGGCGGTGCTCTGCCAGGCGATCGCAGACGCGCGCTATGCGGACAAGAAGCACTTGCAGGAAGACGCCGAGCGCTTCCTGCGTGGCGAGGGCCTCGCACACGTGGCCGACCTGATCGACCTGAACCCTGCGTTCGTGCGCGAGGTGGCGATCAAGACCGGCTATCTCCTCCCGGACGCGGACGTGCAGTTCGCGCCAATGGGGATTGCATTCACGGAAGGAAGGATCACGGATGCTCGACTTCAATGACAGCTCCCGGCAAGGGCGGGAGAGCGGCCGCGCCGCAATCGCGGAGGCCGAGCGAGAGCATATCCGCAGCTTGCTGCTTGAGCGGCTGGACTCGGTGCTGGCCATCCTGTTTCCGGCCGGCAAGAAGCGTCGGAACAAGTTCGTCATCGGCGACGTCCACGGGAACCCCGGCGATAGCCTGGAAATCGTGCTCGACGGGGAGAAGGCTGGCCTGTGGACCGACCGCGCCACGGGTGACGGTGGGGATGTGTTTGCCGTGATCGCGGGCAACCTGGGGGTCGACGTGCATACGCAGTTCCCGCAGGTGCTGGCGCGGGCTGCGGACCTGCTCGGCCTCGTCAACACGCAGCCGGTGCGCCGCAAGCGCCGCGAGCCGCCGACGGACGATCTCGGCCCGCAGACGGCCAAGTGGGACTACCTGGACGCCGCCGGCAAGCTGCTCGGTGTGGTGTACCGCTACGACCCACCCGGCCGAGGCAAGGAGTTCCGGCCGTGGGATGCCAAGCGGCGCAAGATGGCGCCGCCGGATCCGCGCCCGCTGTACAACCAGCCGGGGCTGGCGAGTGCTACGCAGGTGGTGTTTGTCGAAGGCGAGAAGTGCGCCCAGGCCCTGGTCGACGCTACTGGCATCGTCGCCACCACGGCGATGCACGGGGCGAACGCGCCAGTCGAGAAGACCGACTGGTCGCCGCTGGCCGGCAAGGCCGTGCTGATCTGGCCCGACCGGGATAAGCCGGGCTGGGAGTATGCCGACCGGGCATCGCAGGCGATCCTGCAGGCGGGCGCCGTGTCGGTGGCCATCCTTTTACCGCCGGACGACAAACCGGAGGGCTGGGATGCCGCCGACGCGATCGAGGAGGACTTCGACATCGGTGGCTATCTGGCGGCCGGTGCACGGGTGCCCGTGGTACTGGAGGTGGACGACACCGTGTCGGCGGACGTGCTGGAGGGCGTGGACTGGGAAACCGAGGACGGGCTGGCGACGGCCTTCACGCGCCGCTACGGCGACGACTGGCGCTACTGCTCCCTGTGGGGCAAGTGGCTGGTCTGGACCGGCGTGCGCTGGAATCACGACCAGTTGCTGTACGTCACCCACCTGTCGCGCGGCATCTGCCGGGCAGCCTCGTTCAAGGCGGAAACGCCGCGGCAGAAAACCAAGCTGGCGAGCTCGTCGACCATCGCCTCGGTCGAGAAGATCGCCCGTTCGGATCCCAAGCACGCAGCCACCGCTGACGAGTGGGATGCGGACGTGTGGGCGCTCAACACCCCAGGCGGCGTGGTGGACTTGCGCACGGGCAACCTGCGTGCGCATCGGCGCGAAGACCGGATGACCAAGGTGACGACGGCGACGCCGCGCGGACGCAACGGGGAAGGCTGCCCTTCGTGGCTGGAGTTCATCGGCGATATCACTGGCGGCAACACGGATCTCGCGGCCTACCTGCAGCGGATGGTCGGCTACTGCCTGACGGGCGTGACCGGCGAACACGCGCTGTTCTTCCTGTACGGCACCGGTGCCAACGGCAAGTCGGTGTTCCTGAACGTGCTGGCCACGATTCTGGGCGACTACGCGGCCAACGCGCCGATGGATACGTTCATGGACGCGCGCGGCGATCGCCATCCCACCGATCTGGCTGGCTTGCGCGGTGCACGCCTGGTGTCGTCCATCGAGACGGAGCAGGGCCGGCGGTGGAACGAGTCGAAGGTCAAGTCGATCACCGGCGGCGACAAGGTGAGCGCGCGCTTCATGCGCCAGGACTTCTTCGACTATTGGCCGCAGTTCAAGCTGCTGGTGGCCGGCAACCACAAGCCATCGATTCGCAACGTGGACGAGGCGATGAGGCGGCGCCTGCACCTGATTCCCTTCACGGTCACCGTGCCGCCCGAACGCCGCGATGGCCGGCTCACCGAGAAGCTGCTCAAGGAGCGGGACGGGATTCTGGCTTGGGCCATCGAGGGGTGTCTCGCCTGGCAGCGCCAGCGCCTGGATCCGCCCGCCTGCGTTCTGTCGGCCACCGAGGAGTATTTCGAGGCCGAGGATGCGCTGGGGCAATGGATCGAGGAGCGCTGTCTGGTGGGGCGAGCCCATCGAGAAGGCGTCTCGGGGCTGTTTGCTGACTGGCGGGAGTGGGCCGAGCGGGCGGGTGAGTACGTGGGCTCGGTCAAGCGCTTCTCCGAGCTGATGGCGACGCGCAAGTTCGAGAAATGTCGGCTGGCCTCGGGTGCGAGGGGCCTCACCGGGGTTGCACTCAGAGCCAAGCCTTTCGGCCAGCCGTACCCCTATCGCGACGATTGACACGCCTTGGCCGGTGACACACTCGCCGGAACCCGACGGGTTTACTGATTAACGCCTACGCGTGCGCGCAGGCGTAGATGGTTATCCGGTAGCTCGTCGGGTCGTTTCAGACCTGTCACCGGCCGGGCAACACATGCAAGTTGGATAAATCGATGACAACACTGGACACGCTTTTTGCTTACGAATCCTCCACAGCGCACGCAATGCAGGCTTGGTTCAAGGCTTGCTGTCGGCCTCGGACGGGCTTTTCTGAGACCAGCCGCTCCTTGTGGGAAAGCTGGCAGAGTTGGGCACAGGCAAACGACCAATACGCCAGCACGCACAAACGCTTGACCATGTTCTTGCGGTTCAAGGGCCTCCAATCCACCAGACTGCAATCGGGCACTGTTCGGGCATGGACGGGGGTATCGCTTCGCGACGGGAGGAAGACGTGAAGATCCCCACACCGTCCTACCGATCCGCACTGGCCCGCACCCAGCCTGAGGTCATGGATATCGACGCGTTCAAGCGGCAGGGCTGGCGCGAGCAACGTATCCTCGTGGTGAACGAATCCGACGACCGCCTCGACTTCCTCGAACGCGAGCTGGTGCGTCGCATCGGTGAGCGGCTCTACGGTGAGGGAGGCAAGCGCCATGAGCGGTAGCTCGGAAGCCTGGACTCTCGATTCGGTGGCAGCGCGTTTCGAGGAGGCGGCTCGTACCGGACGGACGCTGCCACCCGTGCGCGTGCAGGGCTATTTCCGCGTCTGGCCTCACATCGTGCGTGAGCAATGGGAGCGCCTGGCGGCAGACGAACAACCGCGCCACTACTATCCGCCGAGTCCCGCAGCCATCGACCGGATGCTGGAGACGATGCGGTGGGTGCAGTGGCTGGACGTCGACCACCGTCACCTCGTCTGGATGCGTGCCCAAGGCGACGAATGGCGGTACATCGCCAAGCGCTATGCGTGCTGCATCAAGACGGCACAACGGCGCTGGCAACGAGCCATGCAGACTGTGGCCGGCCGGCTCAATGGCGGTGCCCAGGTGGACGGTGAGTGAAATTGAGTAATTTCGGCAACGCCTGCGAAGGATTGCGGGGGATTGCTATCGATTGACAAGCCAACGCAAAAAGGGGGGTGTCCCATCTTCGGCGAAAAGCGGTACATTTACGCCTATCGTAGCGACATGAGCGCGGGGGGCTGACGAGGCCCCCCAGGGGGAGGGGGTCCTTCCCCCAAAAGGCGCAATACGGGGGGCGCGAGCGCAAGACCTGCTTAGCGTCAGAGTGCGAACCTAGGTTCGCACGGTGCGCGGTTCGCACCCCTCCCGGTTCGCACGACTCCATTCCACGCCCGCCCACGGCCCGTCCGTCGGCGGGCGTTTTTATTTCTACGCGGCAATACCGCATACGGCCTGCGCCGGGATTCGTCCCCGCGCGGGCCGTTTCCTTTTGGGAACCCGAAACAGAACATGCTCAACGTCGAGTACCGCAAGGTCGCGGCGCTGATTCCCTACGCCAGGAACCCGCGAACGCACAGCGACGAGCAGGTGGCCAGGATCGCCGCCAGCATCGTGGAGTACGGCTGGACCAACCCGGTCCTGGTCGATGGCGAGAACGGTGTGATCGCGGGCCACGGACGCGTGGCCGCCGCGCGCAAGCTCGGCATGGAAGACGTGCCGGTGATCGAACTGGTGCACCTGTCGCCCACGCAGAAGCGAGCGCTCATCCTGGCCGACAACCGCATCGCGCTCGATGCCGGCTGGGACGAGGAACTGCTGGCGCTGGAATTCGCGGAACTGGCCGATGCCGGTTACGAGCTGGCCCTGACCGGGTTCGACGCAGACGAGATTGATGCCCTGTTGGCCGAAGACCTTGACGACGCCGAGGGTGACAGCGGTTCGGATGCCGACGAAGCGGATGCGGCGGACGACGTGCCCCCAGCGTCGGCGGCGCCGGTGTCCCGGCTGGGCGACGTCTGGCTCCTGGGCGAGCACCGCCTGATCTGTGGCGATGCCACTGATGCCGCCGTAACCGCAGCCCTGATGGCGGGCCAGCAGGCCGCGCTGTGCTTTACCTCGCCGCCCTACGCCAACCAGCGCAACTACACCAGCGGCGGCATCGCCGACTGGGATGTGTTGATGCGGGGCGTGTTCGGCAATCTGCCGATGGCCGCCGACGGCCAGATTCTCGTCAACCTCGGTCTGGTCCATCGCTACAGCGAGGTCGTGCCGTACTGGGACGCCTGGATCGGCTGGATGCGCACGCAGGGCTGGCGGCGCTTCGGCTGGTACGTTTGGGACCAGGGGCCGGGGATGCCCGGCGACTGGATGGGGCGCCTGGGGCCATCCTTCGAATTCGTCTTCCACTTCAACCGGGAGGCTCGCCGGCCGAACAAGACGGTAGCGTGCAAGTTCGCCGGCAAGGATGAACACCTGCGGCCGGACGGCACGTCGACCTCGATGCGGGGTAGGGACGGCGTTCGTGGGAGTTGGACGCACGAGGGCAAGGTCACCCAAGACACCCGGATCCCCGACTCAGTGATTCGGGTGATACGCCACAAAGGCAAGATCGGCAAAGGCATCGACCACCCGGCGGTGTTTCCGGTCGCGCTCCCGGAGTTCGTGATCGAGGCGTACTCGGATGCGGGCGACGTCGTGTTCGAACCCTTCGGCGGCAGCGGCACCACGATGCTGGCCGCGCAGCGGACCGGCCGGCAGTGCCGCAGCGTCGAGATCGCGCCTGAGTACGTGGACGTGACCATCCAACGCTTCCAGCAGAACTTCCCCGCGGTGCCGGTGACGCTGCAGTCCAGCGGCCAAACCTTCGCCGAAGTTGCCGCGGAGCGGCTGGCGCACGCGGAGGTGGAGCAATGACGGCCTCGTGGCTCGCGGACAAAATCCAGCTCTGGCCGACCCAGCGGCTCGCTCCCTACGCGGCAAACGCCCGAACCCACTCCGACGAACAGATCGCGCAGATCGCCGCCAGCATGGTGGAGTTCGGCTTCACGAACCCGATCCTGGCCGGCGGTGATGGCGTCATCGTTGCGGGGCACGGCCGCCTTGCTGCCGCCATGAAACTGGGGCTGCAGGCGGTGCCGGTGGTGGTTCTGGATCACCTGAGCCCGACGCAACGGCGGGCGCTGGTCATCGCCGACAACCGCATCGCCGAGAACGCCGGCTGGGACGAAGCGGTGCTGCGCGCCGAGCTCGCTGCGCTTGATGCGGCGAACTTCGACCTGTCGTTGACGGGCTTCGATGCCGACGCACTGGCCGATCTGATGGACGACGAGGAGGGTGACGGTCAGTCGGAGGAGATTGCGCTGCCGGAGGTACCCGAGGATCCGATCTCACGGCCGGGCGACATCTGGGTGATGGGCAAGCACAGGCTGCTCTGTGGGGATGCCACCATCGCCGAAAGCTACGACCGGCTGCTGCAGGGCGAGCTGGCGGACATGGTTTTCACGGATCCGCCGTACAACGTGAACTACGCCAACACGGCCAAGGACCGGCTGCGTGGCACGAGCCGGGCCATCCTGAACGACAACCTGGGCAGCAGCTTCTACGATTTCCTACGGGCGGCGTTGACGCCGCTGGTCGCCAACTGTCGGGGGGCCATCTACGTGGCCATGTCCTCCAGCGAACTGGACGTGCTGCAGGCGGCGTTCCGCGAAGCCGGCGGCCGCTGGTCGACGTTCATCATCTGGGCCAAAAATACTTTCGCGCTCGGGCGCGCAGACTACCAGCGGCAGTACGAACCGATCCTGTACGGGTGGGCAGAGGGCGCGCAACGCCACTGGTGTGGCGACCGCGATCAGGGAGACGTGTGGCAGATCAACAAGCCTGCCCGGAACGACCTGCACCCCACGATGAAGCCGGTGGAACTGGTCGAGCGCGCCATCCGCAATTCGAGCCGACCGGGCGACGTCGTGCTGGATGCGTTCGGCGGTTCGGGCACGACGTTGATTGCGGCGGAGAAGGCGGCGCGCGTTGCGCGCCTGATCGAGCTGGATCCCAAATACGCCGATGTGATTGTGCGCCGCTGGCAGGATTGGACCGGCAGGTTGGCATATCGTGAGACGGACGGCACGATGTTGGATCCTGCTGCTAACCTCAAGCCGAGCCTGCTCGGAACGTCTTGATGTTGCTATTCGTCGCGAGCCTGGTACTTGGCTCTTAGCGGAAGATCGTGTTCCGATCGGATTGAGTTCTCAGATGGTTCGCCAGTTTTGGAGAAGGCATACTTGCCAATGCCGATAGCCCTCGATTCTTCCTTTCCTGCTTCGCTGCTCGGATCGTAGCGGTCACCAACCCAGGCTTTCGAGGTTCCCGCCATCACGTGCCGAGCGTGAACCAGTTCATGAGCCAGCACCGCAAAGGACTCATCTGAGTCTCGGCCGTATCCCAGAGGCGAACCGTCTTGACTGAGCCGGATGTTTGTTGTTGGGTTCCAGTTCACAATCGCGCTGCAGCCGTCTCCGCTTGAAAAGGTTCCTTTTCGCGCAAACTGTTTGGCAATCTTTTTGTTTTCTTTGAAACTTGATGGCTGGTGCTTATCGAGCTGCGATGCCGTCAGAACAGGTTCAGTACACGGACTTTCCCCTGCGCCGATTTCACTGATCGTTAGCTTGCGCCCCTTCTTAGCGCTAAGCGAACCAATGTCCCGAAGCAGTTGATTGCCTGTGCGCCCAGAAGCAATCTTGTTCAGTGCGGCATCAGCTTCATTTTTGTATAGATTGGCCGAATATTGTTCGTCACTCGCGGTGGCGACGTAAATTCCTGGGTACTGTGTCTGTATAAGCATCGTTTCGTTATTGCTCCAAGAGGTGGAATACACAAGCCCAGGCGGCGAGAGCGCCGGGCTTTCGATGCTAGCAATCGCCATTGCTAAGCCCCGTGCTCGACGCGAAGTTGTGCTCGCCGGAGCGAACATGGACGAGAAGGGTGGTGCGGTTGTACCAACTGATAGGGCAAGTACACCGCACCCATGGAGCGGCTATCCGCGAGGCTGCAGACCGAGGGGCGTCCGCCAATTGAACGGGGCCTTGGCCGCCGATTCTGCTGTCTGCTCCTCTGCAATGTGCCGGAGGATCAGCAGGGTTTGGCGATCGCGGGGGAGCGCGGTGGTCAGCACGCGGATGGCCTGTTCGATGGAAACATCCGGGCGTCGGTTCTGGATCAACCAGCGCAGTGCTTGCTCGCGCTGGGATTCGGGGGTGAGGGGAAGGTTGGTGGTGCGCATGGCTTTGCTCCTTTGCGTTGACCGTTGCGATGGCACCAGTAACGCGCTGTTCGACCGGGAAGCCAAGCTGGAGCTCAATGCATGAAGCATCGATCTGCAGCTTGGCTTTGTCGTTTGGACTATCCGTTGCCGAGCACGGCCGCTAGCTTCGCGCGGGCCGGCTCCGCTTGCCAGCGGCAGGGCCCTCTGCCGTTCAGCGCTTCGGCGTTCCAACGCTCAAGGATTTCTGTGTCGGTCCAGCCTTTGGCCCGCAGGTAGTTGTAATCATCGGCGTCGTAGTTGCTGTGGTTACGGATAGCGTTGCTGATGTCCATGTTTGTGTCCTCGTAGTTGATGTCGTTGCGACACGCGTATGAACGCGCTGTTCCGGCCACAAGCCAAGCGCTGTTTGCAGCCTCAGCGGGGGCCGCTGCCATCGCAGTCGGCCCCGCGCGACATCAGGCGGACTGGTCGGCAGCCTCTGCTGCGATTCGATAGACGCGCTCGCTGTCGCACGACTTCTCGGAAATGATGGTCAGGCCCAGCCGCTTCTTGAAAGTGCCGGCAAACGCGCCGCGCACCGTGTGCGCCTGCCAGCCGGTCGCCTTGCAGATTTCGTTGATCGTTGCCCCGTCCGGGTGGCGCAGCATCGCGATCACCTGGGCCTGCTTGCTGTTCGCCCGCGTGCGGGGCATCTTGCGCGCCGTGTCGGATTCTTCGGCAGGCTCCTCGGGCTGCGGCGCGTCGAGCCCCAGTGCGTTGTAGCCTGCGGCCGTGACCAGCCAGTCGTCGCCGCTGTCGGCAATCAGGGTGCGCTTGGCGAGCCCTTCGAGCACCTTCTTGCGTGCGCCGCCTTTGATGTTGTCGGGGAACCATTCGATCTTGCCGCCGGTGTTCTGGATGGCGTAGGCGAGGATGGCGTGCTGTGCTGGGGTCAGTGGTTGCGTCGTCATGTGTGTTCCTTCGAGGTGGTTTGAACGTGTTGTGATGAACGCGCTGTTCGGCGGAGAAGCCAAGCGCTATTCGTTGGAAGTTGCCGGACGGGCTGTGCCGTCCGGCCGGTGCGATCAGGCGTTGTCGTCCTCCTCCTCGTCCTCGTCTTCACCGCTCTCGATTTCTTCGATGGTGTCCTGCAGGGTGCATCCCGATCTGCCGAGGTAGCCGTGGTCGTCGGAGATCGCCATCGTGATGTGCGCAATCCAGTAGTCCTCGGCACGATCCAGCGCGCTGCCGAATCCGCCGGCTTTCAGCAGGCCGCGCGCGTTCTCGATCAGATCGAGCATCTGTTGCTGGATATCGTTCAGCTCTTCGACCACGTCGGTTCGGGTCACGGTTTTGCTCATCATTTGCTCCGGTTGAGGTGTCGTGTTGCTGGACACATGAACGCGCTGTGGCGCACAGAAGCCAAGCGCTATCCACAAAACAACCAGCCAAATCCAGATGGGAATTTCGATTCGCGCCTATGCACGGCATCGGGGCGTGTCCGATGCCGCCGTGCGCAAGGCCATTGCTGCCGGCCGCATCACGCCAGAAGCCGATGGCACCCTCGATGCGGACCGCGCCGATGCAGAATGGGCACGCAACACCGAAGCGCCGCGCAACGGCACGCGTACCCGGCCCGTGCGGGTCGCCGTGCCGCAGGAGGGCGGCCAGTCCCCGGACGGGCCGGCGTCGTCACACACGGGCGGCACGTCGCTGCTGCAGGCCCGCACCGTCAACGAGGTGGTCAAGGCGCAGACCAACAAGGTGCGCCTGGCCCGCCTCAAGGGCGAACTGGTGGACCGCTCGCAGGCCATCGCGCATGTCTTCACGCTGGCGCGCGCCGAGCGCGATGCATGGTTGAACTGGCCGGCGCGCGTCTCCGCGCAGATGGCGGCGGCGCTGGGCATCGACCCACACCCGATGCACGTCGCGCTGGAAGCGGCTGTGCGTAACCACCTGCAGGAGCTGGGCGAGCTGCGCCCGCGCGTGGATTGATGCTGGTAGCGGATTACGAAGGCGCTGCCGAAATCGAGCGCGCCTGGCGTGAGGGGTTGACGCCGGATCCGCTGCTCACCGTCTCAGAATGGTCGGACCGCCACCGCATGCTGTCGAGCAAAGCCTCGGCGGAGCCCGGGCGCTGGCGCACCAGCCGCACGCCGTACCTGCGCGCGATCATGGATTGCCTGTCGCCGACTTCGCCCATCGAGCGGGTGGTCTTCATGAAGGGGGCACAGGTTGGCGGCACCGAGTGCGGCAGTTGCTGGATCGGTTACGTCATCCACCACGCGCCGGGACCCATGATGGCCGTCTGGCCCACCGTGGAGATGGCCAAGCGCAACTCCAAGCAGCGAATCGACCCGCTGATCGAGGAGTCGCCTGCACTCGCCGAGCGCATCGCGCCAGCCCGCTCGCGGGACTCGGGCAACACCATCCTCGCCAAAGAGTTCAGGGGCGGCGTGCTGGTCATGACCGGCGCCAACAGCGCAGTGGGTTTGCGTTCGATGCCGGTGCGGTACCTGTTTCTCGATGAGGTGGACGGCTACCCGCTGGACGTCGAGGGCGAAGGCGATGCGATCTCGTTGGCCGAGGCCCGGACCAGGACGTTCGCGCGCCGCAAGATTTTCATCGTATCGACCCCGACCATCTCCGGCGCCAGCACCATCGAACGCGAATATGACGCTTCTGATCAGCGTCGCTATTTCGTGCCATGCCCGCACTGCGATCACCGTCAGTGGCTGCGCTTCGAGCAACTGCGCTGGACCCAGGGCGAGCCGGACACAGTGGCCTACATCTGCGAAGCCTGCGAGGACCCCATCCATGAGCACCACAAGGCGTGGATGCTGGAGCAGGGCGAATGGCGGGCGATGGCGGAGGCGGTCGGCCGCACGGCGGGCTTTCACCTGTCCTCGCTCTACAGCCCTGTGGGCTGGCGCAGCTGGCGTGACATCGCCGCGGCTTGGGAAAGCGCGGTGAGCAAGGAAAGCGGCTCGGCGGCGGCGATCAAGACGTTCCGCAACACCGAGCTTGGCGAGACCTGGGTCGAGGAGGGCGAGGCACCCGACTGGCAGCGCCTGCTGGAGCGCCGCGAGGACTATCCGATCGGCACCGTGCCGGCGGGCGGCCTGCTGCTCTCGGCTGGCGCCGACGTGCAGAAGGATCGCGTGGAGGTCTCGGTCTGGGCGTTCGGGCGCGGCAAGGTGTCCTGGCTGGTGGAGCACCGCGTATTGATGGGCGACACCGCCCGCGACGGGGTGTGGAAGCGGCTGGCCGAACTGGTTGACGAGCAGTGGACCCACGCCAGCGGCGCGTCGATGCCGCTGGCGCGCATCGCGCTCGACACCGGCTTCGCCACGCAGGAAGCCTACGCCTTCGTGCGCGCCTGCCGTGACGCGCGGGTGATGGCAGTCAAGGGCGTAGCGCGCGGCGCCGCGCTGATCGGCTCGCCCACGGCGGTCGACGTCTTGCGCAATGGCAAGAAATTGCGCCGGGGCATCAAGCTCTTCACGGTGGCGGTCGGCATCGCCAAGGTCGAGTTCTACAACAACCTGCGCAAAGCTGCCGACGTGGCCGAGGACGGCGTGACCATCGCGTACCCATCGGGGTTTGTCCATCTGCCCAAGGTCGATGCGGAGTACTTGCAGCAGCTGTGTGCCGAGCAGTTGATCACCCGCCGCGATCGCAACGGCTTCCCGATCCGCGAGTGGCAAAAGATGCGCGAGCGCAACGAGGCGCTCGACTGCTACGTGTACGCGCGGGCAGCCGCCAGCTCAGCGGGCCTGGATCGCTTCGAGGAGCGCCACTGGCGCGAACTGGAGCGGCAACTGGGGCTGGCCCCGCCACCTGACGTACCACCCACAACCGAATCGCTGTCCCCAACAGATGCCACCGCTCGCGGTGGCATCGCCGTTTCTGGACCCCGTGTCGGGGTCCGTCGAGCCAGCCGGCGCGTGATCAAGAGCCGCTGGCTGTCCTGAGCACCCCGGTGCTCGTTTTTCTGATACCCGGAGTTCATCCCCCATGAGTTTGCAGACTCGCATCGAATCCCTGATCCAGCGCCTCGCGTCGGAGTTCAAAGTCATCCACGAGCAGGTAGGCACGCTCGCCCGGCTGTCGACCACGGACAAGACCAGCCTCGTCGCGGCGATCAACGAGCTGCGCGCGCAGTTCGACAAGATCGCCAGCGCCGCGCTGATCGATGACGCCAACGCGGCCGGCACCACGACCACGTTCTCCGCCTCGCGTATCACCAGCCTGCTGGACGCACTGAAGGCCGACCTGCTCGGCGGTGCGGACGCGGCCTTCGACACCCTGAAGGAGTTGCAGGAGGCGATCCTCAAGGACCAGACCGGCATCGCCGCGTTGCTGGCCGCCGTGGATCGGCGCCTGCGTTTCGATGCCGCGCAGGCGCTGACTGTCGACGAGCAGGCCCAGGCCCGCCAGAACATCGGTGCGGTGGCGGCTGCCGCCATCGGCGACCCCGAGACGGACTTCGTGCCGGTCTTCGAGGCGGCTCTGTCGGGCGCCTGACCCGCCGCCGATGTCGCTGACCGGAAACATCGCCGAGCTCGCCGCCGCCATTGCCCAGGAGGTGCGCGCGCGCATCACGGCGGACCACCCGGGCTTGGCCCGCGCCTGGGTGTGCTTCGGCACCGTCGGCGACCAGGCGGTGATCCGGTCGGCCTTCAACGTCGACAGCGTGATCCGCGTCGGCACGGGCAAGTACCGCGTGGCCTTCACCGAGCCCATGCCCGACGCCGGCTACTGCTGGACGGCCTTCGCCCGCAACGCCGGGCGCCAGTCCGCCATGAAGGCCGCCGGCGCCCGCACGCGCGCCGAGGCCAAGACCGCGGCGTTCGTGGAGGTCATCTGCACGACCGCGGCCGGGACGCTGACCGATACCTCCGAACTCAACCTGATCGTATTCCGCTGATGGCATATACCGAAGCGCAGTTGCAAGCGCTGGAGGCCTCGCTCGCAAAGGGCGAGCGTCGCGTCACCTTCCAAGACAAGACCGTCGAGTACCGCTCGGTCGATGAGCTCAAGCTCGCGATCCGCGAGGTGCGGCGTGGCCTGTTCGAGCAGGCAGCCGAAACCGGCTTGTGGCCGGGTGCCCCGCGCCAGATCCGCGTGACGACCGGCAAAGGGTTCTGATGGCCCAAGCTGTCTCCCGAACCCCTGGCCGAACCTCTGGCGGCTGGTTCGCCCGCATCCGCAGCGTGTTCGGCCAGCCGCCGGTCCACGAGGCCGCTGGCCGGGGCCGGCGTGCGCTCGCTTGGCGGCCCGGCAACCCGGGCGCGGTGGCGGCGCTGCTCGCCAGCGGCGCGGACCTGCGCATCAAGAGCCGCGACCTCGTGCGGCGCAATGCCTGGGCGCAGGCCGGCATCGAGGCGTTTGTCGCCAATGCGGTCGGCACCGGCATCAAGCCGCAGAGCCTGTCCACGGACGACGCTTTCAAGGCTGATGTGCAGGCGCTGTGGCGCGACTGGACTGAGGAGGCGGATGCCGCCGGCCAGACCGACTTCTACGGCCTGCAGGCGCTCGCCTGCAGGGCCATGCTCGAAGGCGGCGAGTGCCTGATCCGCCTGCGCCCACGCCGCGAGGAGGACGGTCTTACCGTGCCGCTCCAACTGCAGCTGCTGGAGGCCGAGCACCTGCCGATGACCTTGAACGTCGACCTGTCGTCCGGCAACGTGGTCCGCTCGGGCATCGAGTTCGATGGACTGGGGCGCCGGGTGGCCTACCACCTGTACCGGTCTCATCCGGACGACGGCAGGCTCGCGCCGATGTCGGGGCAGGGCGGGCTCGATACCGTGCGGGTCGATGCGGGCGAGGTGATCCACCTGTTCCGCGTGCTGCGGCCCGGCCAGATCCGGGGCGAGCCGTGGCTGTCGCGCGCACTGGTCAAATTGAACGAACTCGACCAGTACGACGACGCGGAGCTGGTGCGCAAGAAAACCGCCGCCATGTTCGCCGGCTTTGTCACCCGCCAGAGCCCGGAGGACAACCTGATGGGCGAGGGCCTGCCGGACGAGGCGGGTATTTCGCTGGTCGGGCTGGAGCCTGGGACGCTGCAGATTCTGGAGCCGGGCGAGGACATCAAGTTCTCGGATCCGGCCGACGTGGGCGGATCCTATGGCGAGTTCCTGCGCACGCAGTTCCGCGCAGTTGCCGCAGCCCTGGGTATCACCTACGAGCAGCTGACCGGGGACCTGACCGGCGTCAACTACTCGTCCATCCGGGCGGGTTTGCTGGAGTTCCGCCGGCGCTGCGAGATGGTGCAGCACAGCGTGCTGGTCCACCAGATGTGCCGCCCGGTGTGGGCCGCCTGGATGAAGCAGGCGGTGCTTGCCGGCGCGCTGGTGGCCCCCGGCTTCGCGCGCGGTGGCGCCGCCCGCCGCCGTCAGTACCTGCAGGCGAAATGGGTCCCGCAGGGCTGGCAATGGGTGGATCCTGAGAAAGAATTCAAAGCGATGTTGTTAGCTATCCGTGCCGGCCTGATGAGCCGCTCGGAAGCCATCTCGACGTTCGGCTACGACGCCGAGGATACCGACCGCGAGATCGCCGCCGACAACGCCCGAGCCGATTCGCTCGGGCTGGTATTCGATTCCGACCCGCGCCACACCGCCAAGGACGGCGCACCCGCCGCGTCCCGCACGGACGCGACCGCCGGCGAACCCGTCGCCGCCTGAAGGATTTCCATGACCCTGTTGCCTCATCTGGCGACACGCCTGTTTGGTGTGCCGCTGGCGATTGATCGCCCGAAACTCGACGTGATCCTGTCGGTGCTGGGGCCACGTGTGGGCCTGGCCGACCTGGCACCGCCGGGCGACTACACGCCGCCCCCACGCGGCCCGGCCCGCGGCCATACCCAGATCGCCGTGATCCCGATCCACGGCACGCTGGTGCGGCGCACCGTGGGCCTGGAGGCCGAATCGGGGCTGGCGAGCTACACCGCCATCGGCGACCAACTGGACGCCGCGCTGGCCGATCCCGGCGTGGCCGCGATCTTGCTCGACGTCGACAGCCCGGGCGGCGAGTCGGGCGGGGCGTTCGATCTGGCCGACCGCATCCGTGCCGCCGCCGCCGTCAAACCGGTCTGGGCGGTGGCCAACGACATGGCGTTCTCGGCGGCCTACGCGCTCGCCAGCGCCGCGTCGCGCCTGTTCGTCTCGCGCACGGGCGGCGTCGGCTCGATTGGCGTCATCGCCATGCACGTCGACCAGTCCGTCAAGGACCAGCAGGACGGCATCCGCTACACGGCGGTCTTCGCCGGTGCCCGCAAGAACGACCTGAACCCACATGAACCGATCAGCGACGCCGCGCAAGCGCAGCTGCAGGCCGAGGTGGATCGGCTGTATGGGCTCTTCGTTGCGACCGTGGCGAACAACCGCGGCATCGCCGCAGAGGCGGTGACCGCCACAGAAGCGGGGCTGTTCTTCGGGCAGGACGCGGTCGCGGCCGGGCTCGCCGACGACGTTGGCACCTTCGATGACGCGCTCGCCCAACTCACTGCATCCCTGTCTCCTGCCGCGCCGGCCATGACGGCGCGCGGCGTTTCTCTCAACCTCCAGATGGACTGTTCCATGACCACTCAACCTGATCTCGCTGCAGTCAGCGCGCCGGCTGCGGAAGCACCTGGTGCCACCGCCCAACCCCCAGTGGTTGCATTGCCGCAGGCGGCCCCCGTTGCCAGCCACACCGACGCCGTGGAGATCGCCCAGCTGTGCACGCTGGCCGGTCGCACCGACATGATCGCTGGATTCCTCGAAGCGCGTGCGATGCCCGAGCGCGTGCGCAGCCAACTGCTCGCCGCGCGGGCCGAGGTATCGCCCGAGATCGCCAGCCGCATCGATCCGCAGGTGCCGGCCATGTCCGCCAGCGCCGGCCATCCCGCATCCCCCCACAACCCGTTGCTCCAGGCCGTCAAGAAGCGCCTGGGCATTCAGTAATCACGATCCATGGCAGTTCTTCAAGAACCACTGAACCTGGGCGACCTCCTGAAATACGAGGCGCCCAACCTGTACTCGCGCGAACGCGTGACCGTGGCCGCCGGCCAGACCCTGTCCCTGGGCGCCGTGGTCGGCATGGTGACCGCCACGGGCAAGGTCAAGCAGCTTGACCCCTCCGCCACCGATGGCAGCCAGTACGCCGCCGGTGTGCTGATGCAGACGTGCGACGCCCACCTCGCCGATCGTGACGACGGCCTGATGGTCGCGCGCCACGCCATCGTCGCCAGCCACGCGCTGCAGTGGCCCGCCGGCATCGCCGCCGTCGAGCAGCACGCCGCGATCTCTCAACTCAAAGCGTTGGGCGTCCTGGTACGCATCGGGGCCTGATCGACTATGCAAAATCCATTCACTAATCCTGCCTTCGAGATGGCCTCGATGACGGCGGCCATCAACCTGATCCCAAACCGGTACGGCAAGCTGGAGCAGATGAATCTGTTTGCGCCCAAGCCGGTGAGAACTCGCCAGATCATCGTGGAGCAACGCGAGGGTGTGCTGACCCTGCTGCCGACGCTGCCGCCGGGCTCGCCCGGTACGGTCGGCACGCGCGGCCGGCGCAACGTGCGCTCCTTCGTCATCCCCCACATCCCACACGATGACGTGGTGCTGCCCGAAGCCGTGCAGGGGCTGCGCAGCTTCGGCTCGGAAACCGAGCTGGAATCGGTGTCCAGCGTGATGGCCGAGCGCCTGGAAACGATGCGCAACAAGCACGCCATCACGCTCGAACACCTGCGCATGGGCGCGCTCAAAGGCGAGATCCTCGATGCCGATGGTTCCACCCTCTACAACCTGTTCGATGAGTTCCGCATTCAGCAGAAGGTGGTGAACTTCGAGCTGGGCGCCGACAAAACGGAGGTCCGCAACAAATGCGCGGATGTGCTCAGCATGATCGACGAATCCCTGCTCGGCGAGGTCATGACCGGCGTGCACTGCCTGTGCTCGACCGATTTCTTCAAGGCGCTGGTCAGCCACAAGAGCGTCAAGGAGGCCTATTCGCGCTGGCGTGAAGGGATCATGCTGATCAACGACGTGCGGGCCGGCTTCGAGTTCGGTGGCATTACCTTCGAGGAGTATCGGGGCAAGGCGTCCGACGCGGAGGGCAAGGTGCGCAACTTCATCGAACCGGGCGCGGCACACATCTTCCCAACGGGCACCATCGACACCTTCAGCACGTATTTCGCGCCGGCGGACTTCAACGAGACGGTCAACACGCTGGGCCAGCCAATGTACGCCAAGCAGGAGCCGCGCAAGTTCGATCGCGGAACCGATGTGCACACCCAGGCCAACCCGCTGCCGATGTGCCTGCGCCCCGGCGTGCTGGTCAAGCTGACGATGGGGTGACCATGGATATCGTGGAGACCCTCTACGAAGCCGCTGGCAATGCCGGGTTGCTGAAAGAGTGCGTCTGGCGGCCGTCCGACGGCAGCCCGCCGCGCACCAATAAGGTGGGCTTCGCCGCGCCTGACGAGACGCTGCTCGACGGCCTGACGGTCAGCACCGAGTATGTGATGTCCTACCCCGGTCGCGTCTTTGCGGGGCTCGCGCCCCGCGAGACCGTCGAGATCGCGGGCGGCGTCTTCCTCGTGCGTGACCTGCGGGCCGTCGGCGACGGCTCCGAGATCCGCGCCAGGCTCACGCGCCTGTAATCTCGCCTGTAATCCCCCATGGCAGTCAACTCTGTCCGCGAGCGGATCCTGCTCGCGGTGCTGGCGGCCGTCCGTATGCCGGTGCAGGCGCTCGGCGCCACGCTGCACCGCTCACTGGTGGTTGCTATCGCGCGCGAACAGTGTCCGGCGCTGGTGGTGTACCCGGAGAGCGATGCCATCGTCAGTCGGGCCAATGATCGCGTCACCCGCGAACTGACTGTGCGGATGACGGCGCTGGCCCGCGCGGTGCCGCCCGCTACGCCGGAAACCGAAGCCGACCGGCTGCTTGTCGCGGCCCACGCCGCGCTAATGGCCGATGTGAATGTCGGCGGCCTGGCGCTCGGTATCCACGAGCTCGATTGCGAGTGGGACGTCGAGGACGCCGACGCTGTGGCGGCAGCCATTCCCGCGCGCTACCGCGTCACCTACCGGACCCTGGCCGCCGACCTGGCGACGCCGGCCTGATGTCGTTCTGACAGCCGTTCTGGCCGCCGCTTCCGGCGGCCACCCGCACGTCCAAGCGCCCCCGTTCGGGCAGCGCTTACCCCCGTACCCATTTCTGCGTCACGCAAGGATTTTCTATGAGTACCTACGCCTCCTTCCAGGGGCGGGTTTATCTCGGCAAGCGAGATGCCGCGGGCATGCCCTATGAGGTGCGCTCGCCCGGCAACGTCGCCGAGTTGAAGCTGTCCCTCAAAACAGATGTTCTGGAGCACTACGAGAGTCAGAGCGGCCAGCGCACGCTCGACCACCGGATGGTCAAGCAGAAGTCAGCCACCCTCAATCTCACCATCGAGGAGTTCACCAAGGACAACCTTGCGCTGGCCCTGTACGGCAACCACGTCACCGGCGACGGCGGCCTGGTCAACGACGAGCCGGTCGGCGGTGAGCAGCCACTGGTGGGCGACCGCTACTTCCTGGCGCACCCCAAGGTGTCGAAGCTGGTGATCAAGGACAGCAGCGCCAAGCCTGCCACGCTGGCGGCCGGTATCGACTACACCGGCGATCCGGACTTCGGGTCGATCCAGTTCCTACGCCTGGACGACGGTGCCACCCCGCCGGTGCCGTACGTGAAGCCGTTCAAGGCGACCTACGCCTACGGCGTGTCGACCGAGATCGGCATCTTCACGCAGCCGCTGCCTGAGCGCTACCTGCGCCTGGAGGGCCTGAACACGGCCCAGGGCAATGCCAAGGTGCTGGTCGAGCTGTACCGCGTCGCCTTCGACCCACTCAAGGAGCTCTCCCTCATCTCGGACGACTATAACAAGTTCGAGATGGAGGGCTCGCTACTGGCTGATGCCACCAAGCCCGTCGATGCGGTGCTCGGTCAGTTCGGCCGCATCGTGCAAATGTGAGGCCAGCCATGGATGATCTGGACAAGCTCATTCCGCAGCCGGCCGAACTCACCGTGGGCGGCGAGTCGCTCGTCATCCTGCCGCTGAAGGTGGGGCGGCTGCCGGATTTCCTGCGCGCGATCTCGCCTGTCCTGCAGCAGCTAAACGCTCCGCAGATCGACTGGCTCACGCTCTTCATCGAGCACGGCGACGATCTGCTGCAGGCGGTGGCGATCGCGGTGGGCAAGCCCCGAACCTGGGTCGATGACCTGGCCGCTGACGAAGCGATTCTTCTGGCGGCCAAGGTGGTCGAGGTGAACGCGGATTTTTTTACCCGGACGGTGCTGCCAAGACTCAACGTTCTGATCGAACAAGTGGCGAGAGGGCCGGTGCCATCTGGTTCGATGCCATCCAACGGCTGATCGACCACGGCCACCGGCTGCCCGACGTTCTTGGCTACACCCTTGCGCAGGTGCGAGCGTTTTTGGACGCCACCGCCCGTGCGGAGGCAGCACGCGACGCGCGGCTGCTGTCACTGATCGCCATTGGCACGCGGGGCGACGCACGCAATCTGGAACGCACGCTCGATCAGCTCACCGACAAGACACACAACCATGCGCGTTTCCGTTCGAATCGATAGCGCGGCAGCACAGGCCCAACTGCGCCGCTGGGCGGGCGAATTCCGTCCGAAGGTGAAGAAGGCCGTCGCGCAGGCTATGGCTGGCGAGGCGGCGGAACTCAAGCAGCAGGTGCGCGATCACGTGGCCGGCCAGATGCGGGTGGTGAAGCGCTCGTTCCTCAAGGGCTTCACGGCCAAGGTGCTGGACAAGGATGCTAAACGTCTGCCGGCGCTCTACGTGGGCTCGCGGGTGCCGTGGTCCGCCATTCACGAGCGGGGTGGTGTGATCGCGGGCCGGCTGCTGATTCCGCTGTACGGACGCGTTGGCAGGAAGCGCTTCAAGGCGCAGATCGCCGAGCTGATGCGCGGGGGGAACGCGTATTTCGTGAAGAACGACCGGGGGAATGTGGTGCTGATGGCCGAGAACATCGGGGAGCACGACCGGCCGCTGGCCGGCTTCAAACGCCGCTACCGCAAGGCCGAAGGCGTCAAGCGCATCAAGCGCGGTGCGGATGTGCCGATTGCGGTGCTGGTGCCGCGTGTCGTGATCAGGAAGCGGCTCGACATTGATCAACTGGTGACGCGGCGTATTCCGCGCCTGTCCGCCGCTATCGAGGCGCGCATCCGACAGCTGGGCTGA